AAGTGGTGAGTATGACCTGGTGGCCACACTCACGAAATGAAAAGATGATAACACAGCTATCAACATATGTATACTACCTTAAGGGTTACGACTTACCAAAAGGAGCTATGCTACCGTCATCGTAGCATAACGTATGTCTTGCTTGTACCTCACTGCCCATTTGTAACTCGCTCTTTGGGGCATGCTGTGTTATCTGTAGTTGATTGGCCCCAAGGCGCGAAGTCCGTTAGGACTTCTGCGCTTTGAGGATGAGCTTGAACGCCTCCGGTTCGTCCTCCTTGGAGACGAACATCTTCGTCTGCGTGGCGAAGCCGTCAGCGACGGTCGTTTCCTTGGCAATGAGGTACAAGCCTGACTTGCTCAGGCGGAATGATGAAGCTGGAATCTTCATGGTAAAAGGGGTTTCCTGGGTTACAGGGCCGGGGGGTTTGAACCGGCGACGCGTAGTGCGGGTCGTTTATAGTGTTGGGTTACGCTCTCAAAAAAAATTTTCTATATTTGTAGCATGGCAAAGAAAACCAACCACGAGCTGTACGTTGCACACAATGTGTCGCGTCCTGGAGTACACGCTAAGACTAAACACTCCAACCACAAATCTTCTAGGAACTACAAAAAAGCGTACAGAGGTCAGGGTAGATAAATACTTTTGACTATCTTTGCGACGAGACCGCTTCCTAGCGACCGGCCCTAGGTAATCAAAAGGGGCCTAGACATCGGGTTACATTAGCTGTCACCATAGGCAGTGAACGTTGTCCCCGGTAGTTTCGCAAAGTGCGTTGGTATAAAACTCGGGTGGGAACAAGGCTATAGGCTGACAGAAATGCCCCCACGTAGGCTAAAGACGGCGAGTGGAAATCCAAGTGCTAAACACAAAACCCAAGGGGGTAAATTATATCTAGTCATGAGAGAAATAAACCGCATCATCCTGCACTGCTCCGCAACCCGAGAGGGACAAGACGTAACGACGGAGACGATTAAGAACTGGCATACACTCGACAGAGGGTGGTCAGATATCGGATACCACTACGTTATCCGTTTAGATGGTTGCCTTGAGGCAGGTAGACCAATCGTTAGACCCGGTGCTCACTGTAAAGGGATGAACGAAGACTCTATCGGGGTATGCTACATAGGTGGTGTAGAGCTTGACGGGGAAACTCCCAAGGATACGATGACTCCTGAACAAGAGGATACGTTCAGAGAACTTGTGCAATCTCTCAGAGTAGTCTGGACAAACCACTTGACCCTCCATGGTCACAACGAATTCTCTGACAAAGCATGCCCAAGCTTTAAGGTCAACGAGAAGTTCGCAGATATACTGTAAAATATTTGGATACATAAGATTAATTCTTATATCTTTGCCGTAAACCAAACATTATGGCAAAGATTAAATTCCAACCTACCCGTGACTGGGTAGTACTCCCACTCCAACGTAAGGACAAGACCGACAGCGGCATCCAACTTGTTGGGGGTGCAGAGAACTCTCTGCGTACAAACATTCTTAAGGTAGCAGCTGCAGGCCCTAACTGCGAAATGATCAAAGAGGGTATGACAGTTATGGTTCACCCCAACACAGAAGGTCTTGTGATCAATCTGGATGAGGGTGAATTTGTGATGGTCAATGAATTTATGATCTGTGGTGTGCTCTCAGAGTAATGGAGGGAACAGTAACAATACCACTATCAGCTTTCGACGAGCTACGCAACGCTTCGGAGATAGCCGTTCAGAAGAACGAGAACTTGCACAGGGCTGCAAGAGAGATAGAGGTGTTCTTATCCTTCCTGTGTACAAGAGAACACATACAAGAGTACGTGGATGAGTTTAACCGACAGTCGTCACGCTCCAGAATAAACCTAGAGGATGGCAAAGTCAAAATAGTAATCCGAGATGAGTAGGAAAATACAGATCAATGCAGACACAACCTTCAAGTACCTGCAGATATTCAACGGGATACTTGAGCTCACAGACAAAGAACTCTTGATATTATCCAAGTTCATTGACCTGTCAGAGACCAGCAACCTGTGTTCAGCAGAAACAAAGAAGAAGGTCGCATCAGAAGTGGGGATATCAGACCCCAACACCCTTAACAACTACGTCAAGCGACTTAAGGACAAGGGTGCAATCACGAAAAACAAGAACGGTTACATTGTATCACAGCTTCTTCGGAAGGAAAAAAGAGTAATCATTGAGATCACTACGTGACATTATAACAATGAGCTACTTTGAATACCCATGGGGTATCACTGTAATGCAATCTCCCAAAGGAGAACTGTTGACAGTAATAATTAGAAACATAGAAGATGAGCGAGAAGACACCGTCATTTCTTGACATGATTAAAGGCTTCGCTACAGACGTAGTAGAATACGCAAAGCAAGGAGCCCCACACGTAACAGAGAACCAATACAAGGAGAGGATACGTACTTGTGCAACATGCCCTGACCTGATAAAAAAGTCAATGAGGTGTGGGAAGTGCGGATGCCTGGTTGAGCAAAAAGCGAGATGGGCTACAACAGCATGCCCTGCATCCAAGTGGCCTAAGGTGAAAATTGGGAGTGGGGGAAAGAAGATACAACTAGGTACAAAGAAAGATGAGTCAAAAAGTAATAATCCAAAGGCTAGCGAGTAAGTACAACTTACCACTACAGAAAGTAGAAGAGGCTGTGTACTACCAATTCAAGTATGTACACGATGTCATGAAGAAGGGGAAGTTTGAATCGATCAGGCTACCATTCTTGGGCAAGTTCCACGTGCTGCACTCAAGGCTTAAGTACTTACAGAAGAATGAGGGATCTGATAACAGTAAGTAAGAATGTAGTTGTCCCAAGCGCGTACGCACTTACCATCAACGAATTCAAGAGTTTGAAATCCAGCGAACTGGGTGCAGTATACTTCTACACGGACCACCGTTCCCCCTACGCTGTGTATGAGGAACAGGAAAGAATGGACAGGATAGGGCAAGACCTGAAGGTTAAGTTTACCTCCAAAGTGATGGGGGCAGTCGACAAATATAAAGAACTATCAGAAACTTCAGCTATCAAGCTACTTAAATCTGCACGTAACTCTGTAACCAAACTAGAGAGGTACTTTGCTACTGTAAACCTGAACGTTTTAGATGACCATGGCAAACCAATCTACCACGCCAAGGACCTGATCGCCAACCTATCCAACATGGGTAAGGTTGTAAACGGACTTGATGAGCTAGAAGCCATCGTCAAAAAGCACGAGCAGAAAGACAACCCTAACAGGGGTGGGGTCGTCACCAATAAGTACTCACAATAATGTTTAAAGACAGTATCAAGTACTCTCCTGCTGCACAGCACTACCTGGATTTTGGATTTTACACTGATGCAATACCAGGTACCAAGGAATACTATGATTACTGGGACGAACAAAGAGAAAGATGCACGCAGGGATATTTAGACATAACGGGTTACCACTATTTCTACCTAAACTTCTGCCCTATCGACCGAGTCGTAGACGAGCTCCTGGCAGATGGTACCAAGATCGCAAGAAGAGACAGAACATTTCCTGCCTTTTACGACGGAGACCACGAATACTTCACTGCGGTAGACAAGTGCAGAAAAACAAACAAGCACATGGTCGTGCTCAAGGCACGCCGTAAGGGCTTCTCGTATAAGGCTGGCGCTATGCTAGCTAGGAACTACTTCTTAATGCGTAACTCGAAGAACTATGTCTTCGCATCGCAGAAAGAATACCTGATCGGTGACGGACTGCTCTCCAAAGCGTGGGATTTTCTGTCATTTATCGACGACAACACAGCATGGACGCAACCAAGGCTGCGTGACCGTGAAATGCACAAACAAGCGGGCTACAAAAAGAACGTAAACGGGGCGGACGTAGAACTTGGGATGAAATCACAGATTATCGGGGTGTCATTGAAGGACAATCCTGACAAAGTGCGTGGTAAAGCAGGTGATCTCATTTTTTTCGAGGAGGCAGGCTCGTTTGGGGGGCTACTCAAGGCTTGGGAGGTAGCTATGCCTACAATGCGTCAAGGTTCAAAGACACTTGGGACCATGATAGCCTTTGGTACAGGCGGTGAAGAGGGTTCAGGCTTTGAAGGTATGGAAGAACTCTTCTATCACCCGGACTCATACGACTGCATGGCCTTTGACAACGACTGGGATGCAGGTGCTATGGGCACACAATGCGGATATTTTGTACCTATCTACCAAAACTTGGACGGGTTCATCGATGATGACGGCAACTCCATGGTAGAAGAAGCTAAAAAACATGAAGAGATACAAAGGGAGAAGAAAAAAGGGGCTAATGACCCAAAGGCACTTGACCAGTACGTCGCGGAGCACCCATTCTCGCCACAAGAAGCGACTCTCCAAGTCACAGCAAACCTATTTGATGTTAACTCTCTTAAAGAGCAGTATAACAAGATTAAAGCTCATGGCCTCGAGGCTGAGGGGACAGCAGGAGTGATGTACTACACGAAGAAAGGGAGACCTTCTTTCCGCCCAGACGCAGACATATCCCCAGTGTACAAGTTCCCGCACAGAAAGGGGGACAAGACTACGGGGGCAGTAGTTATATACGAATCACCATACAAAACAAAGGAGGGTGAAGTCCCGCATAATTTGTATATTATATGCCATGACCCTTATGCGCAGTCAAAGTCCACAAGCAACGAGTCACTTGGGGCGGCATACGTAATCAAGAGGCCAAACAATCTAACAAAACCAGATGATATAATTGTAGCTAGCTATGTTGGTAGACCACAAACACAGGATGAGTACAACCGCAATCTATTTATGCTCGCTGAGTACTACAACGCCAAGATCGGATTCGAGAACGACCGTGGAGAGCTTATTGCTTACGCGAAAAGATATCGCAAGCTTCATAAGCTACAGGAAGAGTTTGAGATGTTGGATAAAAAAGAACTCAAGTCGCGGAATGTAAGAAGACAGTACGGTATGCACATGACCGAGCAACGTAAGCGCCAAGGTGAGCTATATATAAGAGACTGGCTGATCACACCCAGGCACACAGACGAAGACGGGAATGTCACACTTAACCTACACAAGATATATGACCCGGCCCTTTTGCAGGAGCTAATCAAGTTCAATCACAAGGGAAACTTTGACCGAGTTATGGCTTTTATGGTAGGCATGTACCACACGCGAGAGTTATATAATAGAGAGGTGGTAGAAATTTTAGAGGACAGGTCTACAGACGACTGGTTCGATCGTATTTATAAGTAATTTTGCAACGATGTACGGAGCCCATCAGATACCTAAACAGCGTATTCCCCTTAGCAAGAAGAACAAGAAATGGAGAGAAGAGTGCGTAGATGCATTCATCAACATCTCCAAGTTCGGGCTGTCGGAACGCAGAAGCAGACTCAAGAGTCTGTACGAATACTACAACGGAACAATAGACGAGAACGATTACAAGTATGTTCTCAAACCCTACGGCAAGACCAGGGCTAACTTCCCGTCAAAGCTACGCAACTACCCAATCATCAAGCCCATCATCGACTTGTTGCTTGGTGAGAAAGCTAAGCGCCCACTCAACTACACGGTCACAGTAAAGAACGCAGACTCTGTCTCCCAAAAAGAAGAGGCTAAGAAGCAGGCATTGTTTACTCAAGTGCAGAAGATGTATCTCGATCAATTGTCGGGCACTCTAGACATGGAGATGCCCGAGTCTCAAGAAGAGATCCAGCTCCCACAGCAAGTGGTAGAAGAGTTCGACAGGACGTACGTAGACAACAGAGCAATCAACGGTCAAAAGGCCATCAACTACATCATGCACCACTCAGAGGTGTACGACAAGTTTCAGAAAGGTTTCTTTCACTATCTCGTGACGGGTGAGGTATACTCACACAAAGGGGTGCGCAGAAACGAGCCATTCTACGAGATGCTCAACCCACTTGACATTGACTTCGACAAAGACCCAGACATTGAGTTTGTAGAAGATGGGGACTGGGCAATCGTCAGAAAGTTCTGCCATGCATCTACAATCGTAGACGCATTTGGGGATTACCTCAAGCCTGAGCAGGTCTTGGAACTTGAGAACCCGCAGCATATGTCGACAGAGTCCTATCTGTTGTACAGATCAGAGGCTACAGGAGCAGATGACAACATTGCACGTAACAGACTTATCGAGGTAGTTACAGTGTATTGGAAGAGCCGTAAGAGAATAGGCTTTGTAGAGTATATAGACCCAAAGACTGGGACACTTGAGATGATCCAAGTCGAAGAAGGCTATCGTATGCCCGAGGATATGAAGATCCGTGGGGCAAAGATAAAGTACGAGTGGGTCAACGAAGTTTGGGAGGGGACCAAGATAGACGGTCGCTTCTACATAAAGACATCCCCAATATCTAACCAGCGCACGTCTCTGGACAATCCTTCTATCTGTAAGCTCCCCCTAAACGGAAGGAAATACTCCGACA